CGGGGGAGGTCGCGATCCACTTCCCCCTGAGCTGGATCATCATCTCCTGGCTGTGGTGGCGCCGCAGGCAGCGATCGATCAGCTTGAAGGCGCGCGTGACGAACTGCTCCGCCGCGATCCTCGCCATCAGCACGATCCGGCGCTGGGCCCCGGTCTGCTGGACCATCGCACCATAGACGTGCTTGCTGATGGCGCTGGCGTCGACCCCCATCGACTCGGGCGAGATCCCGGTCCGCCGATTCTTGATCCCGTCGAGGTATTCGAACCCGGGAAGAATCTCCGCCGCATTGTTTTTCTGCTCGTAGGGGCGGAGCGCGCCACGCTCGTACTCCTCGATGTAGCCCCCTGGCACGGCCTGCATCAGCTGATCGAGGTTCACCATCGGGGTCGCGGCGTCGCCGACCCCCTGAGAGAAGACCACGTTGCGGGGGTCCGTCGCGAGGTAGAGGGAGTCGAAGTACTGGCGCTCGAGCGAGGTCTCGCGGTTCTGGATGTCGGAGGTCACGTCCGCGATCGCGAGACCGTAGAAGCGGTGGGGGATGGGGATCGGGGTGTAGGAGACGTAGGGGTGTCCGTCGCAGGGCTCTGCGTGGAGGAAGAGCTGGCCGTACTCACCCCCCGCGATCACGCGCCACCACTCGGAGATCCCGTCCCCGTCCCGATCGACGAGGAGGTAGCCCTCGATCACGTAGAGCTGGCGCTCGGAGTCGGTGCGGGTCCCGAACGCGAAGGGGTTCCCGTCGTCCTGGCTCGAGCGCACGATCCGGTTCTGGTCGGTCGTCGCCCCGACGGAGTTGGCGGTCGGGATCCGCGCCACAAGCTCAGGGTCGAGCCCGAGCCTGACGAGGTCGGATCCAGAGACCTGGCGCCGCTCGCCGAGCGCGCGGCAGGTCTCGTGGTCGAGGGATCGCGCGTCGCGGTTGATCCAGAAGTCCTCGGGCGGGATGTTCTCGAGACGAACCCGGCCCGTGTTGTTCTTCCGGACCGCGGTCACGTCGAAGTAGAGGCTGGGGAGCTCCTCGGGGTTGATCCCGTCGAGCGAAACCTCCTGCCCCTGGTCGTAGGGCTTGCCCTCCTCGAGGGGCCTCCACGCGGTCGTGGCCCGGATCTCGGTGTTGGGGTCGGCCAGGATCGCGTTGAGCTCCTCGAAGCTCTTCCCCTCGTACTGCTCGATCACGCCCTCCGCCGGGTTCGTGTCGTACCAGACCTTCCCGATCCCGTTCTTCTCGATCGCGGCATCCTTCAGAGCGGTAAGGAGGAACATGAAGCCCCCCTCCCTCTTCCAGACGTAGTTCCCTGCGGCGGAGCGCTGGTCCGCCTCCTCCGTCTCCTTCTCGTTGTTGGGGACGTAGTTCACGACCTCGGGCCCCGCCGTGAACATCTCCATGATCGGGGGGAGGAACCACTCCACCTGCTCGAAGGTGGAGCGCGACACGACCTGGGACCGGCCCTCGACCTCGTCCCCGCGCTGGTTCCCGAAGTACTCGTTCAGGTTCTGGCGCCGGGCCTCGGAGAGGCGGGTCCCGGCCCAGCCCAGGGCCGAGTCGAGCTCCGTCTGCATCGTCGCCAGGAGCTCGCGATCGGTGAGGACGAAGAGGCCGTCGCCATCGACGCGCTCCGCCTCGATCTCGGTGTACTGGTCCTGGCCCGGTGTCCCGGCGACGGGGGCACTCATGCCGCGGCCTCGGCGCTACCCTCGAGCTCCTCGGGGGTCAGGCGCCCGAGCTGCACCAGGTACGGGCCCAGCTCCGCCCTCACGCTCTTGGACCCCGCGCGGTAGACCGCGCAGAGGGCGTCGGCCACGAGGTCCGCCTTGCGCTCGGCCACCTCGACACGGGACTCGAGCATTCGGATCCTCTGGTCTGCGATTCGACTCATACACGTTTCCTTGTAGGTTGCGGGGGTCGTGTGACTCGGGGCGCGACCTGAAGCCCCACCGCAAGGTAGCCCCAAGCATCGGCCCCGTGCGAGGCCCAGTTGTGGTCGGGGATTCCGAGCAACTCGCCCGTTCGCTGGTTCTTCTTCTGTGTGTAGTTCGCGAGGGCGGTGCGTCCGTCCTCCGTCGTCTCTTCATTGAAGCGGGCCCGGGCCAGCAGCGTGCGCCCGAGCTCGATCCGGTTCTGGGCCTCGCTCCCCTCCTTGAAGTTGGTCTGAGGCAGGACCCGGAAGTTGACCCCGTTGTCGGCCGCGACCGCGGCCACGGTCCGACCCGTCGAGAACTCGCGCTGTCGCATGTCGTGGGGCGCGATGTGATCGAGATAGCGGTAGGGCTTCTCCTTCAGGAGGTCGAGCCAGTAGAGGAGGCCCTCGTTGTTCCCCTCCTCATAATCGATGACGTAGGGGACCGAGCCATGCATCTGCACGAACCAGAACGCTGTCCAGTCGCTGATTCCGATGTCGCATGCCGTGATGACGGGCCGCTCCGCGTCGTAGGGGAAGAGCCCGATCCTGCCCTCGTTCCTGGCGGCGACGAGTGCCTTCCCGTAGTAGGCCCCCTCGACCGTCTCCGGGAAGAGCCCCTTGATCCGGGATCGGTAGACGTTGGAGTCCGGGCCCCAGATCTCGAGCCGGTCTGCGACCCACCAGGGGTCGATGAGGAAGGGGACGGGGAGCTCCGTCGGATCCTTCGGGACCTTCTTGCGCCAGTCCCCACTTCGCATGTCGGCCTCGGTGATGCCGAACGCCGTGAAGTTCGGGGTGTCATACGCCGAGATGTGTATCGTGTTCACACCCTGCGACTCGCAGCTTGCCTGGAAGGGGGTGTTGGCCTCGACCGGGTTCCCGATCTTCAGGCGCCGGGGGTGCGGGCCCGTCATCAGGGAGTCGATCTGGTCGGAGATGTTCTTCGAGATGCCCGCGGCCTCGTCCTCGATCACAAGGACGTGGGGGGCGTGGAATCCCTGGAACCGGTTCGGGTCGTAGTCGGGAGCGGTGAAGCCCCACGCATACCAGTTGGGCTCGAGCTTGAGGCGCGTCGTCGTCAGGTCCCCGCCCAACGGGACACGGGCGGCGCCATGGGCGTGCGCGATCTCGCTCCAGAGGATGCCCTCGACCTGTCTCGAGGTCGGGGCCGTCGTGATGACTCTGGCCTCGGGGTGGCAGTAGAGGAACCAGAGCGCGATCCGGGCCGCGTCCCAGGACTTGCCCGAGGCGTGGCAGGAGGGGACCGCGGTGGTCCGGTTGTCCCGGACCGAGTCCGCGATCTCCACCTGCTTCGCCGTCGGGTCGTCGCCCAGCACCTCACGGAAGAAGAACTCGGGGTCCTTCGCGCACCGATCGAGGAGCGTCTGGGCGTCGACTGCTGCGAGGGCCTGGATCACGCGGCGTCGCCCTCGAACCCGCCCACGACGCGTTCCAGTTCGCCCGCTTTGCGCCCCGCCTGGAACGCGAGTTCGGAGGCGACAGGATCGGGCTCCGGCTCCGCCAGCCTCGAGACCCGGTTGTGGAAGTCCTGCAGGATCCGGTTCACGTCCAGGGCCCTGGACAGGCGATCGCCCTGCCCGGGCTTGGCCCGTGCCCTGTCGATCTCCGCGAGCAGGGCGAAGACGGCGTTGACCCCCTCGTCCCCCACATCGTGGATCACCCGAGGCTCGGTGGTTCGACCGCCGAGCTCGGCCCGGGCCTCGTCGAGGGCCAGGTGCAGAGCCGCGACATCGTCCCTGAGCCGGGCGTTCTCGGCCTCGATCTCCGCCTTGCGTCGCGACATGGCTACCTCCGGCGGGGGATGTGCTGTCGCCCCCCGCTCATGCGCTTCGGCATCCGACCCGGGGAGTTGGGTCCGTTGACCCGGGGATCCCCCTCGCCCGGGACGGCGAGGTCGGTGTGCTTCGGGAGCTTCGCCCCCATCTTCGTCGGCATCTTCCCGTGGTTCACGGGCAGGGGACGATCCTCGCCCCCGTTCGGGTGCTGGTTTCCCATCACGATCCCTCCTCTACACCACCGGGTGTGTCCGGTGCGATGATTGCTAGCGCCCCCACGCCAAGAGCCCCGAGCTGTTCCTTCGTGAAGTGCCCCCCGAGAATACCATCCATCAGCTCGCGTGGGGTGATGTGGAGCCGGGCCGACAGGACCTTGAGCTGGTCGTTGAAGATCGTGATGAAGGGGCGGGCATCGTTCCCGTAGCGGTTCACGATGTCGGTCCACTCCGCCGCCATGCTCTCCGCCGGCGCGAGCCCGGTCTCGGGCCCGATCACTTCGCGGTGTAGCTCCTCGACGGCCTGGGCCTCGCCCACACTCGGCGCGTCCCCGACCCCGCCACTGGGGCGCTTCGCCTTGCCCCAGGCACTGGCCTCGCGCGTCCCCTCAACCTCGAGCCCCCCGAAATGGGCCCGCGTCTCCCAGAGATCGACCGGGACATTGCTCCGCATCCCGGCCTGGTTCGCGGCGAAGCGCGCAGTCTTCGGAGCGCTTCGCCCCTCGATCGACTGGGCCCTCTTCACCGTCTCCTCGATCGGGTCGAGCCCCCCGCGCTCCCACTCCTCGATCCGGGCCAGGCTTCGGCGGATGCCTCCGCTCTCCTCCCCCGTCTTGGGGTTGGGCTTCCCCCTCCACCGGTAGGCCCCCACCTTCCAGGCCCTGGGGTCGAGGTCCATGACGGAGTGACCCCCCTCCTTCGCGGCCTGCGACCAGAGCTGGCGCTCGATCTGTTTCGGGACCGGGGTCCCGGAGCTCGAGGGGCCGCCGCGCGCGATGAGGCCATGGAAGAAGAGCTTCCCATTCTCCTCCCCCAGCTCGTCGATGACGTACTGGGCGAGGGGCTCATTCGCGTACCAGGCCCGGCCCGCAAGCTCGTTTCCCTTAACCCTCTCC